AGAAGCTTGGTTAGCCAAAGATACATTACCCTGCATCTGCGAGCCTAAGACGCTGGAACCAGTTGTGGCGGCGGTATCGCGCATCCTGCCCATAACGTCAGCCACTTTGTTGGCTCCGGCAATTCCTTCAGTACGACGGGCAACATCAATGGCATTGCGTTGCTCCATCTCTTGCTGTTGCATCTTCATATCTGCAGCGCGTTTCTGTGCTTGTAACGCGGTATAAGCGGAGCCAGTACCCGACAAACCTTTGTACTGTCCCGCTTGACTAAACACGCGAATTAAATCATCTAACCCAGATGGTTTAGATTGGGTATACAAGTCACGAGCCGCTTTAATACGAGCCTCTTGTTCTTCACCGCCACGACCCGTTACGCCCATAGCTTCACGACGCGCCCTGTCTTCTGCAATCAACTCAGCCTGATTGGGCGCTTTTAAAGCGGTAGAAACTGCGGCTTGCGCGGCAGGGTCGCTTAACGCCGGAATAGAAGGCAACCCTTGCACACCCACATTCAAAGGGTCTTGAGTTTGCATTGGGCCCATTGGTTGTGCAGGGGGCTTGGTGCCTTGTTGCGCATTAAAAGATGCAGGTGGGCGGGGTGGCGCAGGTGGACGAGGCGTTGCAGGCTCAGCCAAAACGTTTGTTGCTCTACTCTGACCAGAGGGAATGATTAACTCTCTTTCAGCAGGTGCGATAGCCATTAATTGCTTAATGCCCCCAACCTCTTTGCGATTCATAGCAGGACGATCAGCGCCTGCCGTAGACATTTCTGTTGCGTACGCCGCTTCTACATTAGCCAAAGCAGCTTGCGCCCGTGCTAAATTTTCTTGTGCCGCTCGATAACCTTCTGGGTCATTCTTGCGTTGAATTAATCCATATGTACGAATCTTTGCCAGCGCTTCTTTGGCCGCTTCTCTTGCACTATCTACTTCACCGCCGCTAGTAAAGGCAACAATACCACCACCGTCATAGTTAAAACTTACAGGCACGTTAGCCAAACCACCACTTGCCATCATCATTTCTGCCTCTGGTTGCATTTCTGGCTTAGGCGTTCCTTCTGGAACAGGGCCACCCATAGGAGGAGGACTAGGCTGTTGCGCCATTTGTTGTTGGGCTTGTTGCAGGCCCATCAAGCCAGCCTTTTGCTCAATCTGCTCTTTAACACTGGGTTGTGGCCCCTTTGCTGCACCCTGCATAGCTTGCATCTTTTGCATACGCTGCATCTTTGCTTGCATCTCACCAGTTGCCAACCAGGGCGGAATAATGTCTGGGGCAAAGCCATTGGCATACTTTTCCAGCTCTTGCTGGGGCATGCTCTGTGCTAGCTCTTGTGCTTTAACGAGATTCATAATTTACCTTTAAGGAGCTTTAATACCAAGGTTTGCCAAAGTTTTATACAACGATGCCAAGCCAGCTACATCAGTTTGCAATTTAGATAGGGTGTCTTGATTAGTAGACGTTGTAGTGGCACCAATTGGCAAGCCTTCAACCAACTTACGTTGGAACTCAACCATGTTATATGGATGCGCTTGCTGTTCTTCAAACTGCCTCTTATCCGCGGCAATACCTTCAGCGGTAATACCTCGCTGAGTTTCACCAGCCCTCATCAAATCAGACAGCGATTTCAGACCAAAATCTGCGCTGTATTGGCGTGATGCTTCATTGGCGGCTTGTGCTTGTTGCCCGTACTGAGCAGTGTTCTGCGCACCGGTCATACCTAGCGTAGAGCCAAATTGATTCTCCGCCATCTTACGTGCTTGGTCAGCATTAAACTGAGCCGTGGCTTTGTCATAAGCTGTGTTGTAGCCTGTGCCCACAATATTGGAAAGGTTAGCACCCAAAGAACGTTGGGTTTCCGCATCCATAATTGCTTGGCGGCCACCACCAAACGCGCCAGCTTGCGTTGCTCTGCCTGCATTTTGTTGCTGGGTAATCAACGATTGGCGGCGAGCTTCCTCAATCTGCGGGTTTAACGACGCTTGCAAATACGGGTTCATGTATTTGTTTGCCGAAGCCACATCAAAGTCTGTAGTGTTTGATTTGTATGCGCCAGGGTTAGTAAACTGATTGGTAAAACTTCCTGGTTGATAACCTGCCGCCGCTGTTTCGCTAAGCCCTGCAAAGCCTTGGGTTTGCAAGTCAGACGCACCAGCCGTCAACGGCCCTTTGTAGGCTTGGAATGGCGCTTTAGCTAGAGCCGCACCTTGACCTAAGAAGTTGGTAACGTAATCGCCCGCCCACGGGGACAGGGAAGAAGTCTTAGATGTATCCAATGGAACACCAACAACTTTACTGTCGGTAGTACCATCAAACCCTTTAACCGTACCGCCAGCCATATAAGCCAAAGCCAAACCACCAGGCATAAATTTGTCTGGGTTAATTCTCTTACCTTGCTTTTCGTTACCCGTGCGGGCTTTGCGAATGCGGGCCATCATTTGATACAGCTTCTCTGCACCAGCATCTGAGTTGCCATTACCTAAATGCGACACTACATCCGCAGGAATTACAAACTCACCGTGGCTTAAAGCCGCTTCTTGGTTGCCGTCAATTCTAGATGGGATCTCATCGGCCATGCCATCAGTAGCGCCTTGCAAATAACGTGGATTAGCAATACCGCCAGCGGCCATTGGAATTTTATAGTTAGGGTCCATAAGTTGCTGTTGAGTTGGTGCCACAGGTAAAGCCGCGGCAATACCGGTAGGCGGGGTAGTAACCGTATCTGTTGTTGCGCCGGTTGTAGTGCCTGGTTTGGTAACGGCTGGGGCTGGGTTATAGTCCCGCTTCATCTTACCGGCGTATGGATTTGCTATAGGCGCAGGGGCTGGTTTGTATGCCGCCAAAATACCTTTTGCTTGCGCATCAGAAGCGGCCTGGGCACCAGCTAACGCTTCCGCATCATTATCTTTGGCGTATCGTGGGTCAGTAAAGTACTGACGTCCGGCTTCACCAGGGCGACGGTTAGGGTCGGTATAGTCAATTTGCTGACGTACCGCATCTAGTTTAGGTACGGGTACGTTGTATCCGCCTTCGTCTTTTTTCTTGGTTAACGCATATGCGCCGATGCCAAGTGTCAATAACTTAGCGGGATCAAATTGGCCGTTTGTTTTAAGCAAATCAAGCGCTTTTGAACCATATTTTTTTACATAGCTAAGCAGGGAGTTGTCGCCACCAGCAAAGTTTCCGTCTTTGTCTGTGAACCCGCCTTTTTCTGTGTTGTATGTAAAGTCAGTGCCCTTGGCATCTTTAAAAGTTAAGTTGCCAGAGGCGTCAAGCTTATAGGCATTGCCAACTTCATCTTGCAAAAACCCTTGTCCGGCAAGAGCTTCGGATGAAGTCAAGTCATGATCTGGGGTTTCACTTATTGTGTCATTCATGCCATCGTCGTAGCACTGTTCTTCAATAATGGGGCGGCCATCATCTTTATCGTAATCAACAATAACGTCTTCGCAAATTCGTGTCATCTTGAGTCCTTTAGCGTAAAAGTTTCAGCAGATCATCTACCGTTATCTGCTCCGCCAGCAGGCTATCAAGATACCCACCGGTTGCCATTTTAGTATCTTGTTGACTTTGCTGTGTATCTTTTTTGGCGGGCTTTTCGCCAAGCAAATCTTCTAGCGTCGCAAACAAGTTGAAATCCGACATGCCTTTTGCATAAATTGGAGAAGTCGTATCGACAGGCGCTGCACCAGAAGATGAAAACACGTTGGTAACATTAGTTACTGGAGTGGTAGGTTTGACGGGGGGAACAACCACGGGAGGTTTCACCACTGGAGGAGTAACTGGTTTATCTACGCATTTACCTTGCGCCTCGTCCCACTGTTGGTTTGGCAACAAACAGGTTTTGTCAATAATTTTAGTATCGTCAACGCACTTGTCTAAAATGAGGTCCCAGTGCCGGCCAATTCCGCAGTTAATGTTTACGCAGTCGCCTTTGGCATTGCGTTCTTTTCCGGGGCCGCAGGTGGTAATGGTAACCGTATCATCTTTAACGCAGCTACGACCATCGGTCCCACGTTTATAGCCGGGAGCGCAAATATAAACGCAGGTCTTGCCATCGGGGCCAAGTTCTTTACCCGGACCGCAAGTAGTAACTACAACCGTTTCGTCTTTAACGCAACTAATGCCATCAGACCCGCGCTTGTAACCAGGGAGGCAGTCTTTAATTACAACCGTGTCATCTTCTTTAACGCAAGTTATGCCATCTAGTCCACGGACATATCCTGGTTTGCATATATCAATACAAGTTTTACCATCGGGGCCAAGCTCCTTGCCGGTGCCGCAAGTAGTGATTACAACTTCGTCATCTTTGACGCAAGTTATGCCGTCTGGCCCACGTTTAAAACCTGGCTTACAAGGTTCGGGCGTGACAACAGCGTCGGCTTCGCATTTATTTAGAATTGGATTCCAATGGTTGCCAACACCACAATCAATAGGTTTGCATTCTCCGGCGGCGTTGCGCACAAACCCTTCTGGACAAGTGTTAACAACCACCGTGTCATCTTTGACGCAACTAATTCCATCTGGCCCACGTTTGTATCCTGGCTGGCATGGCGTTAATTCATCAGGTATCTTTACACATGTAATACCGTCAGGCCCGCGTTCGTACCCCGGCTTACATATATCAATACAGTCTTTACCATTAGGATGGCGTTCTGTTCCAGTGCCGCAAGCTTCAACCACAACATTGGCTATACACGATTTACCATCTGCGCTCAGCTTCTCGTCTGGCTTACAAACAAGAGGGGTGTCTGGTTTCTTGACGCAAGTAATGCCGTCGTTCCCGCGAACATATCCTTCTCCGCACGGCTTTAACATACAAGTCATGCCGTCTGGTCCGCGTTCAAATCCGGTGGCGCATTTAGGCACGCAATCTCCGGCAGCGTTCTTCTCTTCGTTTGCTCCACACTTAACTGTTACGGGAGGGATAACCGCGTCTAGCTCACACTTTTTAGTAACAGGGTCCCAATGCTTACCCGTACCGCACTCAATAGGTTTGCACTCCCCAGCGGCGTTACGTGTAAACCCATCTGGACACGCTGTTACGGTAACGGTGTCGGGGGTTTTGGTGTCGGTGCCAGTGCTAGGAGTAACTGTTGCAGGAGCTTTTAGCTCGCATTTCTTAGTCACTGGGTCCCAGTATTTACCATCACCGCAATCAATATCTACGCATTTACCGGCGGCGTTTCGCACCTGCCCATCAGGACAAGAGGTTACGATAACAGTGTCGGGGGTTTTGGTAGTAGTTCCGCCACCCGCAGTAACCGTGCCGGGAGGAGTTACAGGTGTTGTGGTGCCAGGAGCTGTAACTACAACCGTATCGTCGCGATAGTTAATTTGATCCAGAATGTCTTGATTGCTCAGGCCGCTGGTAAGTTCATCAACACTGTAAATACCAATAGACCGCAGGAACGCGGCCATTTCATCATCTTCTGTACCAGGTGTCGTCTTTGCAAAAGCATCAAGATCGCCAATTGCGCCTTTAAACAAATCAATGTCGGCGTTTATTTGATCGTTACCAGTTAACGTTGCAGAAGGGGCTAACCACGCATTGGTTGTTGCATCAAAAAATGAACCGGTAGGCTTGGTGTCTGATTCAGAAGAAGAAAGTATTCGGTATCCAAACGGAATTTGAAGATCAGCAGCGCGGCTGTCTTCCAAATAAATTGGCCGACCTTTTACGTCACCAACGGTAAATACGCCGGTCCCCGCATCAGACGCAGTCCCCGTTCCAGCGCCTGCTACTTGTACGCCACCGGTTCCTGGGGTACCTGCATCGCTAGTTGTAGTCTTAGTTTTTTGAGCACGGCGGTAGTCTAGTAAGCCACGGGTACCGTCTGCGTCGTAAGCGGCTTTTTCGGCTTCCGACAGTTCGTCAATATCTTCTTGCAGTAGTGGTGCATATTTTTTGTTATCTGCAATTGCTTCTTGAGCCGTTGACGAAGCCAAGCTTGTCACAGCATTCATCAAGTTCTGCTCTAACGGTTTGCCAGATAGTGTTCCTGAAATTGTAGTTCGCAGCGCAGATTTCTGATTTTTAGTCAGACCGCTAAGATCCATATTATTCATGATGATGTCGGCAACACCACCTATACCACCACTCTTAGCACCAGCTAACGCGGCGGTCAGTAAGTCCTGACCCGTCAGCAAACCAGTAGTGGCGCCAACCACTGTGCCAGTAAACACTTTAGTCAATGTTCCCGTTGCATCAACCGTAGCTAGATACTTGTTAGCATCTTTCATGAAATCCGTACTAGGGATGGCCGCGCTAACATAAGAAACAGCGGCTCTCTTTAGCGCATCTTTTGGCTCCACACCGCTAAACATGTCGATTGCAAACTTAGCCGCAATCTGTTGAGGTATTGTCAAACCGCCCGTAGCTACGGCAATTAGAATATTACCGATGGGGCCAATGTCTTGCAGTAAAATTGCAAGATCATTTGAGGTGGCCTTGGTTGTAAAAAAATATGGTGTGCCATCATCTGAAAACTTAACGCGGTAGCCTGTGTTTCCGCTACCGTCAAACGTGCCGCCAAAAGCATTGCCTGTCTGACGTTCGCCGTATGTACTGGCAACTTCTTGCCCGGTAAGTTTGTTACCAAATACTTCTTGTTTGCCCACGGGTGCAACGTAAACAGTCTCGTAACTGGTGTTATCACCGCTACCAACTTGGGCAAGCTCACTTTTAACTAATTTTGGGTCAACAGGGTTTCCGTCTTGATCGGTATAACCAACAATTTTGCTTTCAATAATTTCGTTGTATTCGTTGTCATAGCCAGTTACAGTTCGCTCATATTGCGGAATAACAGCAGCATCAGCAGTTTTAGTAATTGTGCCAAAATCTTTAATATCAGTAATACCAACGGCGGTCATAATAGCCGCCATGTCTTCAGCATTTGCCTGAGCTGAACCTTTGCCCTCACCTTTCCATTGTGAAGACAGACCTTGGTCCATGATCTGCTGAGCAATATTTTTAATGTTTGCGGCTAGACCATCAGCGCCGGGACGCCAAGTTTCGTTTTTACCGTAGTTACTGTAATGGTATGTAGCGTAGGATTCGGGTGTCCACCGAGCAGGTTCTTTTGCACGGAATTGATCGTATTCAGCTTTAATATCTGGGTTGGCATTCAGATATTTTTGCGCAGCATCAGCAACGTATGTTTTGCTAGTAGATTTTGTGGTTGCCATTACCCGACCTTCCAATTGGTGCCGTCAGAATATACCGGCACAGCTACGGCACCACCAGTTACAACGGTTGCTCCAAACGTTGGAGTCAACGCATCCGTGACAAAAGACCTGGCACCTGCGCCAGAAGTTACCGCGCTGGGCAGTGTGGCAACAGTGTAGTTTACAAGCGGCGGAATTATGTTAGTTGTTAAAAGCTGTGCATTTATTGCATCTAAACGATTAAAGTACAAACGCAATACATTGGTTAATTGGTCAAAATATTGAACGTTGTATGCTGCTGTAGGCAACGGTAAATTAGGCGCAACCACTCGGTTGAGCTCGTTAGTAGAAGTAACTACATAACTCATGTATTACCCCGTCTTCCATCTGGCTTAATGTCAATACGTGGTGCGCCTAACTGCCACTGCGTACCTAGTGTATTGCAGTCAATCTGAAACACCATTTGACGCCCACGAAGACGCATAAATACTTGACCCGTAAACTCTTGTATGTTTACAGCGGATGTCCGTTGCACTGTTGCTGCCGCAGTTCCAGCGGTAGACGTTGGGTCGTTAGCGCCAGTTCCTGAGTTTTGAAATGGGATCAAAGTCAAAGTCACTTGGGGGGTGGTATTAGATGTGGATGTACGGAAAGTTAAGTCAGGCAACACCCGGTAAATAAACCCAAAATTCTGCCCGTCATCTATGTCAAATTGAGATGACGAAATGGTCGAAGTAATTGCTGTGGGCGTCTGCGACTCGTTGTTGTCAATCCCTTCTTCGTGATTGACTAAGTTGTTGCTGTATGTTGCCGCAACAGGGTAATCGCGAAGGCCAGAATCAATCCAGGCTGTGCGGCCTAGGTCAGTACCGTAATACCAGATGTCTTCACCGTAATTGTAAATAACGTAGCGATCAATAGCGTTGCTGTTAGTTGAACAATAGAACCACCACACTTCGTTAAAACCTTCGCTTGTACTGGCAAAAATTTGAACATTTTGTGATTGGTTAATATCGCTAAATATGTACTCGCGCAGGTCGCAACGCAATGTTGCTAAACGACCATCGTACTTATAAAATTTATCAACCCCCATCCAGTACACAATCCCAGAGCCAATTGCCACCGCGTTAGGGCCTTGGATTGATATATTGTCACCAAGCAACTGAGCGCCCCACACGGTAGGGGGGCCCTGGTATTGCAAAGAATACAAGCTGGAATCGGTAAAAACTACAATCTCTTGCCGAGCCTGGATGGCTGTAACAATTTCTGAACCGTGCGATAGCTGCAAACTTCCAGCCTGGTTAGTTGCGGCGGGCGTCCACGTAATAATTGATTCTTGATCAGACCAACGAATTAACATTGGATTTAAAGTTGAGCTTCCATAATCGTCACAGCCAAACGCAAACGTAAACCTGCTTTGGTCAGACACAAAGATAAAGTTAACTACAGAGGGTACTTCAGCGTCTGCGCTGGGTAAACTGGAAACCAAAACAGCGCGTGTTGCGAGGCCAGCAGTAGCATCCCATATGTAAATAGGGCCGCCCCGGTAAGCAAAAATTAAATCTTCACCAAAATTATTTTGGCTATAAACACGCAGCGGAACTGTGCCGGATACGCCAACACCCCAAGTTCCAGCGCCCCAAGCGCCCGCGCCCCAGCCTGAAATAGGCACTTCAACCGACGCGGAAACACTTAACTGATACGCGGCTGAAACAGCGGAACCACCGTACGACCCCGCTACGATTGCCGCGCCCGCGTTAATTGTGTACGAGTTAGCGGTAACCACTGTTATTGTAAACTCGGCATTAAAGGTGGTTGCGTACGTTCCTGTAGCGCCACTAAAAGTTACATAGTCGCCGGTGTTACCGCCATGCGCAGCGGCAGTTACCGTAACTGTGCTGGTTCCATTACCGGTAAACGGGTTAGCGCCGAGCGTGGTAGTTACGCGAAGTGGGGTAATATCAAAGTAAGACCCGTCGCGCTCTATGTAAACTTTAATGTTAGTGGGCACGCCCATCAAATTTAAGCCCGCCAACGTCACCCAATTCCACAGAGATCGGCATACGCCAAGGAACGTAAAGTTAGAAACACGGGTCCAACCACCAAGTTTCTCAGGCATTCCAGCGCGGAATCGAATCTTGTTGGCGTCGTACCACCCACCAGCTACGTTGGTAGTGGCACTGACAGACCCCAAAGCCTCGGATGCGTACCGTGTATTTTCTCGGTTAACCCCCGGGCGGAATAGAATCTTTTTAAGTGCCATCGGTCAATCCTAGGATAGAAACAGTGCTTTTTCGGCGTCCCTGCGCTTTTTTAGCCCTAGGAGTATTTTGCCACCAGCCATGCAATACAGCAAGAGTGCATCTGCTGCGCCTTCCCAATCACCACGATTGATCTTCATCCGAATAGAAGAGCGCTGAAAAGCCCCCACTCCGGCGTTGAAGGCAAAGCTGACGCACGCATCAAAAGCCCCTTGACGACCAGATAAAGCGGGAGCAAGTCTAAGAACACCACGTTCAGTAGGGCCGACGTCATCTTCGAATAGTTTCTCGATCTCTTCTTTAGTCCAGACACGGTTGTCCTCCTGCTTTAGGGGCATCTCTTTACGAATCATGGGGGTTTCTTTGCCCTCCACCCTAACTACGGGCAAGCGAATTTGATCTTGATACAGAACGTGCCCATAACCAATTGTCCAAATATGGGCTGGGCACAGGTACGGTTTAGTCCTGTACCCCTCCCACTGGTGCATCAACTTAGCGCCAGCTTCGCCCAGTTTCATTTCTTGCTCCAGCTACGTGAGCCAAACCAGAAACCTATGATGCCCCCAAGCATTGCCATCTCGTCTGTGGAGAAGATAATGTCAGAAACACGAATCAAATCTTCCATACTTAAGACAAGTCGTGGGTTACTGTAGACGTAATAGGCAATCCAAGCATTGATAGCGCACAGTTCCAACACAAAGATGTAAGTGACCATTGGGCGTACCGTGCCAACAAAGTTTACCACCCAAGTGCTTGCCTTTTCCATGATCTTCTTGTCGTGGTCATAGGCCGCTACAGTCATTTCTGCATCTGTCTGCATGGCAATCTGATCTGTTCTGATCTCTTCCATGCGCTCTTGAGCGGCAAAGCCCTGCGCCATCATCTGAAGCTGTAGTTCTACCTGCACACGGGCAAGAGCCAACTCATGTTTCTGGTCAGCTTTATTCTGGAAGAAGTCCAGTAGTTTGGGCAAGCCTGAGATCAGCAAGCCGCCAAGTGTTGAGAATAGAGATAGCATTACAGTCCAATCATTCCAAGAAGTTTATCTACAATTTTCCCTGCCAACTCATCCGGCAGGAACCGCAACAGCCCAAGCACCCACCAAGCAATGTACAACCGTACAAAAACTTTGAGGAATTGGTCAAATTGCTTTTGGTACTCATTCACCGCCCACACCTGTTGACAGCACAAAACTCAAACAGTTCGTATATACCAAACGCAAACATCATCAAAACAAAAGCACCCGCCGTAAGACCCGCCGCTAGTTCAAGTTCTTCTTGTGCTTTTTCCTTGCGCTTCTTTTCTTCTGCTTTGGCTTGTCGTGCAAGGTGAGCATCTTCCCTGTCCATCTCAGCCGACCGCGCTTTAATTTTATTCCATACGTCTATGTTGCCTGTCTGCATATAGATCAATTGAAGCTCCGCCTCTAGTTTGGCGGTCTGCATCAGCGTGTTTTCTATCTGCATCGCCAATGCAAAGTTAGACTTATCGCCTGACCGCTTGGCTTCAACCATCGCCTTGGTCGCCTGACTCTTTGCGTCAAACATACGACCGACCATCACGCCTAGGCCACCTAGGTCGTTAGCTACCTTTGCCGCCTTACGGACTAATCCTATGGCGCTTTGTAGTCCTTCAAGAGCCGATACTGGATCAATCATTTCAATTCAAAGCTTAAATTTGCATGACGAGGGTATTGCACAATACGCTCACCCTCTGGGCATTTGTATTTGATGGTCGCAAGCAACGTGGCTTTGCCTAGTGTAATTTTTTCTTTTCCCACCGCTGTAAGCTGATAGGTAAACGTGTCAATCTCTGGCCCCGCTGGGCCGCTGAACTTACTTGCGGTGGTGGTCACTTCATGTACCATACCTGCCGCATCACGGATGTTGGGTGTAAAACTCTCAACAGAACAGTCGTCCCGTTTCTTTATTCTTGCAACTGTGACGTTGATGGGCTGTCCAGCATCTGCCACAATTTTAAAATTCTCTGGCGACCACTCAATAATGGCTCTGTCAAACCAACCAAACTTATCGGCAAGCGTGTAACTACCGCCTAATGCGGCAACACTAGCGGCAACGGCTCCGATGGCTTTAGTTAGATCAATCATTTCCGTACAACCTTTTCCCACTGTAGGCAAACAACTTTGCGGTTATAAACATCACCCGTCCACGCCCACCGCACACAGCGGTATTCAGTCTTCCTGTCCTGACTGGATGCTCCCGGTAGAAACACCAAAAATAGCATCAGTAGCCATTGCATCCATCACGACCATATCCAAATAATGGTAAACGTGCCCCACACAACAAAAGCGGTAATGAAAGCTGCAACAAGAAATGCTTCAGCCCAGTCCCACATATTTACCTCTACAGCGAAACCGCGGCAGTAGTTATAGATGAATTTGAAATTGTTAACGTATACCCAGGAGATGTAGTAAATCTGTTTACTTCATTTGTCCCCGTGTTGTTAGCAAGAGTGAATCCAAATTGGGATAATATATTAGATGTGCCGGTGCTGTATGACGTAACAAACGAGCCAGCAGTTTTGTTTCCGCCACCAGTGCCTGTGCCATCTCTCTTAAGTTGGTACACAATACCACCAAAATTCGTGCCATCTCCCGGTATGGTTGCACCGTAGAAGAAGGTAGTATTTGAGCTAGAACCAAGTGAAAATCCCTGAGCTCGTATTGATGCAGGTGTAACACCTGTTATTTGATTTGCCCACTGTCCAGCTAAAGACGAGTTCCATTTGGATACCGCAATTACGCTTGCCGAATCGTATACCCATCCGTATAAATCACCTGTTGAAGTACTGGCAAAAATAGACGGAGAGTTGTTAAACGCTCTAGCGTCTGTAACATACGTTCCTGAGTTGTCAACTTTTAACATCCCGCCACCGCCAGATGGATAACTGTAGCCAACATAAATATTATTGGACGAATCCCCTGCAATCCCAGTGCTACTTACATTGCCAAGTGAATTTAAATATGTTTTCTGCCACTGCAAAGTACCGGACGAGTTAAATTGGCTAAAGGCTACACCTGTATAGCCACCGCTAGATATATTTCCAGCGCCTACAACATTCCCGTTTGACTGGATCGCTAAGCTGTACCATCCATACTGACCGGCATAGTTGGTTGCCCAGTTAATAGCGCCGCTAGAAGGATTGAGCGACACCATATAGCTAAAGTCATTACCGGCGGCTGGGTTTGCCAAAGCACCCGCGTAAAGCGCAGTCTCAGCCGCATTAATAGCTATTGATACCACTGACATATTATTGGTAGTGCTATGGTTGTACGACTGTTGCCACAACACAGTACCCGTTGGATCAAATTTAACAACAAACCCAGTATAGGGAAATGGGTTTGTATCTAACGCTTGAGTAAAACAAACATAGATGTTTCCGGAAACCCCCACCTGTAACGCCTGATTAAACATAAACGTTCTGTATGCAAATTTTGGACCGTTAGTCCAATATATTTGTTTTTGCCACGTAAGAACACCAGCGCTACTAAATTTTAGCAAGTACGCAAACTGGTCAGAACCATCAACGCCATCGTCTTGCCGCGCAGCAACGTAGATGTCTCCTGTGTCATTTGCCCCAACACTGGCAACATAAAGTTTTTTGCCTGTTAAAAATAGCGATATTGCTATGCTATTGGCAACTGATGCGCCCGCAGTAAACCCAAACCCCTTGGCAGATGCGGCTCCACGAGTTCCAAGTAAAGGCATGTCTACCCCTTAGGCAAATTTAGTTTGTGAAGCAAGTACTGTAAATGCGGCGCTACCGGTCTTTATGATGGTGTAGCTGTACACATCAATCGAAGATGCGTTGCCCGCCGTTGGCGCTGTGCCGCCCTGCCACTTTGGTGTAACCGTTGATCCGTCAACTTGAACTATGCTGTTGTAGTAAGCAGTGGCACCCTGAGTTACCAAGAAAGCCGCAGTCATTGACTGGCCGGTAACCATTATGGTGTTTAGGGTTGTGCCGCTAGAAGCTCTGAAATTCACTGTCCAGTTGGCCGAAGCATTGGTCGTGTAATACAGTACAGATTGAGTTGTAATGTCGTACGCAATCGTTCCGGTAGCCGCCGTAGCTGATACTGTTGCCACCTCCGCGGTGTTGCTCAGAAAAATAGCCGTGGCAGATGAAGTGCCTGAAAAAGTTTGCGTGCCGGTAAAAGTGTTGGCAACGTTGACAACAGGAATATTGGCCCCTGCCAAAGTAGTTGCGCCCGTACCACCAGAAGCAATGGCTAAAGTAGCAGACAAGCCAGCAGCAGTTGTTGCAGTTGATGCATTGCCTGTCAGTGCTGCTGTAATCGTACCGGCAGAGAAATTGCCTGAAGCATCACGCGCAACAATAGCGGATGCTGTGTTTAAGTTGGTTGCAGTTGTGTTTGCATTGGTAACACTTAAAGTGCCGCCCAAAGTTAAACTTCCTGTTGTAGTTACTGTGCCCGTCAGGGTCAATCCGCTGACTGTGCCTGTACCGCCAACGCTGGTAACCGTGCCGCCGGTGCCTGTAGCATTGATTGTTTGGTTGGGCCAAGTGCCTGTAATAGTGACGCCAGTTCCTTGAACAAGCGCTGGGGTAGCAGTAGCTGTACCGCCGTTGGCGATTGGCAAGATTCCGGTAACGCCGGTTGCTAACGGCAAGCCAGATGTGTTTGTTAGCGTACCGCCTGAAGGTGTACCAAGTGCGCCGCCGGGAACGACGTAATCAGTGCCCGCAGTAGCAGCAGAAATTGCAGTGCCATTGCCTTTTAAAACGCCAGTAATGCTAGTGGACAGGGTCAACGCAGGGGTTGCGCCGCCACTTGATGTGCCAGCAAGACCGTTAGCGGATGCAACGGAGACCGCTGTAACTGTACCCACAATGGCTGAAGAAGCTACTTTAACAAAGTCAGCAACTGTACCAGCGCTGTTATAAACAATAAGCGCCGTTTCGCCCGCGGCTACAGTTACACCAGTTGTTGCAGAGCCTTTGACTACAATGCCAAAACCGCCTGTGGTGCTGTTAATGACAATGTAGTTTCGGCTAGAGGTAGGGACGACAACGTTACGTGCGGCTGTTCGCGCACCGGAGCATAGAATGACTGCGTATTGCGCCGAGCCCGTAGTGCCCGCGCCAACTTGCGCAAGGTTGTTCCCAAGGTATGTACCCTGAGTTAAGGACAAGGTAACGTTAGCATCATTTGTGATTGTCTGAGTACCAGCAACTGCGGCATCCAGATAATCAGTAATTGCGTAGTTAACGTCGTTACCCCAATCACCGCTTTCGGAGCCTGTAACAGGCTGGCCTAAAGCCAATAGTGTTGTGTAATTGATAGTCATTTATTGCTCCAAAATTAACGACGCCGCCCCGTAAGCTGTTGCGTTCTACTTTGCTACTACGTCGGCAACTGCCTCTTCAGGCTTGGCTTCTAACGCTGTCTTTAACATTGTGAAGAAGGCATCTCTGCCCACTTGCAACTGATCCACATTGAACCGCGCCGCGCCAAGTTTACGATCTAAATCTGCCGTATGGTTGAGCAGGGCTTGTTGCTCCTGCGTCATGTCTTCATACTTGTATTCTACGCCGTCAATTGTCACAGGGGTTTTTTCAGTTTTTCCCATGATGTTTCCTTTAAAGTGCCACCAAAATCGGGTGGTGGCTTCCCGTTATGGTGTTGGTGTCACCCAAGGCAAAGGTGTGTTTGCGGGGCTGACAGGCGGTGTAATCATGCTGTCGATTTGTCCCTGCACACAGGCTTGTGCGCTTGCGATTTGTGATTCTGGAATCCAGCCAATAACGATGGCTTCAGTTAGGTCTGCATAGGGGATAAATGCACCCACCTGGTCAGCAGAGTTGAACTGCGTGTTGCCACCAATAGGGGCAGTGTAAGTGCCATCTACGCCAGTGACTGTCCACAGAGCGTTGACCACATAGTTGGGGTCAGGCTGTTGCAGGGTGTACATTGCTGTGATGCGGGTTGTAAATGTCGTTGCCATGTTAGGCTCCTTATTGGAAAGAGTTGGTTTGAGGATTCCATTTTTTGCCAACTACGGCAAATTGAGCCTGCCAAGCATCAATTTCAGGCTGTGCTTGTGCGATAGCATCTTTAACATAATCTTCATCAGACTTTCCAGCAATCAATGGAATTCTTTCATCAGAAACAAATCCATGACCATTTAACGAAATGGCAATACCAACAAGTTTATTGGCATCCTCATTTTGAAATTTAACAATTGTGTATTCCATTTATTTCCCCTGTTAATTAAAGATAAGCCGCGTAAACAGCAAAAGCCAAAGATCTAGTAATACCCGCGTTGTTTTCAACAGTTACTTGATGGCTATTAGCGGTTTTATAGCAATTAAAGCTTGATGCCCCAGCAGTTGCACCCATGTTTCCCTGACTAGCTACCAATATTGTTGTACCAGTATAAGTTGCAAAATACATACCGCCATTACCAGTACCTTGGTCGTAAAACTGAATCATCATTGCGCCAGCAGTGTTAAATGGTAAATTTACCGTAGTGCTAGTAGTCATGGTTAATGAATTCAAATTGGCAATACCAAATGCCGTTCCAGAAGTACCTGTGTTTGAAGAAATAAGAACTTTTGAAAAATTATCAACAACAACCCGTGGATTTGCAGATCCATCAGCCAACACGATGTAGTTGCTTGATGCCCGAATGTCTAGACCATTGTTGTTTCCTGTGTAACGTCCAAGGATTACATTGTTAGTCCCTGTAGTAACTGCGCTACCACTGTTCTGTCCAAGAAACGTATTGCCATTAGCCGCACCTTCTAAGTAGTAACCAGACCCTTCACCAATACAGGAGTTTGAGTCACCTGTTAATGCAGTAAGACCAGTGCTACCTGAACGGCTACCAACAAAAAGATTGTATGAACCTGTTGATAATCTTTTCCCAGCCTCATAACCTAAAGCATTGTTGTTAATGCCTGTGGTAGTGTTGTAAAGGGAATTAAAACCAACAGCCGTATTGTTAGATGCCGAGGTGTTAGATGCTAAAGCTTGTAAACCAATTGCTGTATTGTTTGAACCAGTTGCGGCACTGCCTTGAGCGTATGCTGAAGCGCCAACAGCTGTGTTACTAGTTCCTGTTGTAGCGCTAGCGCCAGCGTTGTATCCAATGTAAACGTTGTAAGTACTTACGGCAGTTGATGGGTTACTGTTATAGCCAGCGTAAGCTCCCAAAAATACGTTGGCGTTACCTAAAGAATTAAGGTAACCAGAAAGATAGCCCACACCAACATTGTTGCTAGCAACGGTATTCCCTACAAGAGAATACATGCCAACGGCAGAATTATTGCTTCCTGATGTGTTACCACTTAAAGAAGCAATACCTACTGCGCTATTACGCTCACCTGAAGTGAAATTAGCCAGTGCCGCACCGCCAACGCCTGTGTTGTATTCGCCTGTTGCATTACCAGCGTAACCTTTTACCGCTTGATAGCCAACACCTGTGTTGTAGCTACCTGTTGGATATAAACCAGAATACCCGCCAATAAAAGTATTTTGCACCCCGCTTGAAACACTTGAACCTGCTGAATTACCAACAAACGTAGAACCAAACGTTTCTGCTGCGTTGTAGTTATATCCCGCTTGATAACCAATTGATACTAAATATCTTCCTGATTGGTTGAGAAATGCTGATTGATAACCTAGAGCAACGTTAGCAAAACCTGAGTTAGTAGTTTTTAAAGCATCACTGCCTAGAGCAACGTTGTAACTTCCTGTTGTTACCGCATTCATTGAATTACGACCAACAGAAGTATTTAAGATGGCATTTGACACTGTAACTGCGCCAAACATTGAGCCTTCACCAACAGCAGTGTTGGATGTACCTAGTTGATAAAAACCTGAAGTTGAACCAACATACGTGTTTTTATCACCAGTAACATTTGCATACCCTGAACGCTCACCAAGAAAAGTATTAAACGCATTAGTGGCAGAGACAAAATTAGTGGTGTATCCCGCTTGATAACCAAGGGCTGTAATAAACAAACCAGCTTGATTTGAAAATGCGGCTTGATGACCTACGGCAGTGTTGTAGGATGCTGTACTATTATTTTGTAATGCACGAAATCCAACGGCTACGTTATTTGTTCCGGTGCTGTTGTAGTACATGGCTTCTGAGCCAAGCGCAGTGTTGTAATATCCACCGTTGTTTGTGTACATTGCAAAAGCACCAACAGAGGTGTTCTGTCCCGCACCTGTTTGGTTAAGATAATTTGCGTGATAGCCTATAGCAGTGTTGTAGGATGATGAGGTGTTGAGATACAAAGCCTGTTGTCCAATAGCGGTATTAAATGCGCCACTTCCACCAGAGCCATAAGCATAATAACCAACAGCGGTATTACTGTTTCCAGTAATAGAAGAATTACCAGCAAGACTACCTACATAAGTGCCATAACTTCCAGTTGCACCACTTCCAGCCGCACGACCAATAGCAACATTATCTGCGCCAGTAGCGTTAGCGGCAAAAGCACTAGCACCTACCACAGTGTTGGTAGACACAGCACCTGCACCACGACCTACAGTTAAACCATAAATGGTTGCGTCTAGTGTGCTACTGAATGTTCCAGTGACTGCAAGACCAGTTGAAGAAAACAATGTGCGTAATGTAGGAGCGCCGCCTGCATAAGTTACATATCCAACCCCATCGTTTATTCCTGATAGTGCAGTAGGTACGCGACCAAAGAATGAGTCATATGCAGTAGACCCATCAAAAAATATCCCGCCGTAATTTGCCGCAGTTGCCCCAGCATTGATTCGTATAGCGTAATTAGAAGCTAAGGTTGTAGACGATGACCCTGCTCCAGATAATAGAAGCGGAGTGGTAGCCGCACTTAGGGTGGTGATACCCGTAGCACTCAGCGTTCCAGTGACTGCAAGACCAAAAGCAGTAAATGTTGCGGAATTAAGTCCTCCTACATAAAAGTTAAGTATGTTTGTGGCACTTAACCCCATAAAGTTGTTACCACTAGCATTATCAAAATGGTAATACTGACCGCTACTTGAATTAGTTTTAAACGCATTAGTAGTAGTTGCTTGAAAAACTGGAGATACAAGAGTAGTCCCATCAAAAGTAAGCGCAGACCCAGTAAACAATGCACTAGAACTAGATGCGTAAACCACACCGCCTGATGTGAATGATGTTAAGCCTGTGCCGCCGCTTGTCGTTGGCAATGCAGTACCCGACAAACTAAACGCCAATGTGCCGCTAGTTGTGATGGGCGAACCCGCAATAGACAGGAACGATGGAACACTTGCCGCAACGCTAGTTACAGTGCCTAATGGGTTTGCCGCCCAAGATGTGTCAGTACCATCGGTTGTTAAATATTTACCGCTGTTACCCGTTTGGCTTGGCGCTAAAGCATTGAAAGCCGCATTAGCAGTTGATTGTCCCGTACCGCCATAAACAATAGCTAAATCAGTTGTTAACGTTAAAGAAGCGGCGTTAAGTGCTGCAGGTAGTGTGACATCCCCAACAGTATCTTCGTACACTGCCTTTTCAGATGGGTACGTAACAAACACATCCACTGCGCCGGTAAAGTTAACCAGTGCGCCAGAGTTGGATGAAGACAGGGGTGTGGCGTTACGAGTCAGTGTCGTACCAGACAATGTGTAAACACCAAAGTTGACTTCCCAGGCACCAGACACAGGATCGACGATTGCAAAGTACGTTGTGTTAGTGTCACCAACTGCGGCAAAAGATTGGAATCCAGTGGGTGTGGAACCCAAGGTAATTGTGCCCGTACCCGGCGCAGCAGCGGCTTGTTTAACCCGATCTTTTACTATTAGAGCCATTTGTTATCCTTACGACGGTAGGTTAGTCCAACCGGGTGTCTGAACATTGCTGATATTTTGCCAGTTTGCGTTCTGGCTGTCATCTATTACAGCCCAAACAAGCACGTTGTTTATCGAGACAGTCAACTGAATTCCATCTGGGCGGATGTTTAACGTTTTTAAAACAATCAAACTGTCTGCGGCATTGGCCAACTCAGCTATGTTAGCAAGAAACTGAACCTGCGCGGTTTGAGAATTGGATGCCGTAGCTGCCTCTGCAATCGCCGCATTCGTACTCTTTAAAGCAGAAAACGTTTCTGACGCCGACGCAGATTCCGAGATTAGCCCACCAAAACTAGTAAGAGCACTTGATTGCGCGGATGCCGACACAATCTCAGAGATGGCAGCAAGTACCGCTGAACTAGCCGCGAAAGTTTCTGAGGCTGTAGCCTGCTCCGAAATAGCTACTAACAGAGCCTTAACTGCCGTTTGAAAATCTGTAGCCGTAGCAGACTCAGACAAAGAAGCAAGGACTGCCGTTTGCGCAGACTGAGTGTTAGACGCCGAAGCCGCCTCTGATAAAGAGACAGGCTCCGTCTTATTGCCTAGGGAAGCAAAAGGTGATTGAGCAAAAGTGCCGCCTGCAAACACCGCATTACCTGATTAAACGGCGTCAAGAGAGAATGTATAGGTAACAGTCAGCGTGTCACCACTGTCCACAAGCTTGTCGCCGCCAGTAAAATCACCAGCGGAAAACAAAACACCGGACGTACCAGAGGTTACGCTGCACAAGAATGCGCCCGCAATGGTCTGTGAGTTGGCGTTCATGGTAAACACAGCAGGAGAAGCGGTGTTGGCTATAACCGAAGGGTCTGCAGTGGTAGCCGTACCAAACGTTGCTGTCTTGCGGGTGCCAATGTAAGCTGTGTTTTCTGTCCAGCCCGCATGCGTAGCTAAAGTATCAGCAGCGGCAAACGTAGTGCCCGAACCGGGGCCAGTCACCAGACCCAAGAACCAAGTGGCCGTATAAGCAGAGCCTAAGAAATACTTGGTGTTCATGTCCTGCAGACCTTGATTTACCACCAAGTTGTGGAAGCTGTCAGTCCACTTTAAGTTACCACCTGCATCATGGCAAACAACTGTGTAAACACCGCCTGCGCCAACAGATTCACCAAGGGCAGGGCGGGTAATTAAAGAAGCTGTTACTTCGTCTTTTGCTGAACTGAATTCCATGATAAATCCTTAAGAGATGCGCACGATAGCGCTGTTGGCATCGGGAGTTGGGAAGATGATTTGGAACGTATCGTTGTTTACGGTTTTGTCTGTACCAAAGTCCAACACAGCTACAGACTTGTTACCCTGTGTAAAGTTGTAGATCAAAGCCGCACGAGCAGTAAACGTAGCGTTTGTCCAGCTTGTGTTGTTAAACGAAATAAAAGCGGTAGGGACACCAGCCGTGTTATTTGCCGATGTTGGCGATGTAGAAATTACCAGAGTATTCCCGCCCGTTGTGTAGCCGCCCCCGTTTGGCACTTCATTGACTGACGAGTAGATGGTTGTAGTTTCATTGATATTTGCCGCCGCAGAGTACAACGCGACTTTAAACGTGTTTGGGGATGTTGGGCCAAAGTTATGAACCGCTTGAAACAGCTCAACTTTAAAACTTGTGGTAGCCGATTGAAGAATACTCATGATACTGCAACCCTTACTTGACCATCGCGATAAGCATCACCGCGCTGTTTGCCGTCGGCAAGATTTTTATACAAAGCAATTGCTTGCACATAACGTTCATTGGCAACAGTCATCATATCTGCTTCGCTCTTCATGTAGACCAAAGCTTCACAAATAGTTCCGTATAACAACACCGAATCAAAATTATCACCAAGCCACGTATTGGTAGCGGTAACAATAGATTCTGGGTAGTAGTAATAATGCAGCTCTGCCATGTACGCCGCATTGGGCGTAGGGCCAACAATGAAAGTTAGTTCGTTAATGTCATTAGACTGTGGGCCAAAGAGCGCGTAGTGTTTAGGCTTCCCAGTTGTTGTTGGGTTAGGGTACGCCTCGCGCATGAAGTTCACATCTTTGTTCAACAGAAACAAAAAATCACCAGTCCCAGAAGCTGGGTATATGGCTAAGCTATACACCGACAAAAAATCTGCCGGGCAGCCAAGATACTTATTACCTGAACTCAACGCGCCTGTCACATTCTTTCGCAAATTAGCTGGTTGCGCAGTGTTGTAAATGCGCTGCTCCGCCTGACGAATGAACACGTTAATGTTATCAGTCGGAAAAGCATTCTCGCAGTAATCGTTTACCTGCGTGACAAGCTGCGTGTAGTTCATGCCATTGGGCCCCTAGCCATCACACCTTTGGTAGCTGCGCCCGTACCACGAATTTTAATGCCAGAGGTTTTGGCGGCTGGTTGGGGACGACGATCAATGTTACCTACAGACATATTGACTGTATTAGCATCGCTGTGGTCAGGGCCAGAGCCAGGATTAGTAGAAGCTGTAACCACCTTACCAGTCATGGTGTGTGGTGTCGCGTATACCTTAGCATCGCCAACTTCTTTACCCATCATCTTTTTGCTAAATGTAGCCATGATTAGCCTCTTTTCTGATTGGCAATCTTTGCCAAGTTGCGACCCATAGTCTTCATGTCAGAGTTGGTTTTACCCTTACCCTTACCTTTTCCGCCCATTATTTCTTTTGTAGATGGGCCACTGCTAGGGAAGACTTTAACATCGGTCTTACCCTTTTTGGCGATGCCATCTGCTGATCGTGTGTATGCCATTTTAAGCTCCTATTTGTATCGTTACTGTACCAACTTGTACGCCTAATGCCAAGTAATTTGGCGTTAGTAGATTATCGTTTAACCTAGACCCGCCAACCGGGTTCCAGCCCCACTGAATGTCTCGCGAACCACCAGACAAATTACCATTACTGTTAATGCCAGATGTTACATACGTTGTATCCCTACGCGGATTGCGTAGCGCTTGTGGGTCATCCACAGGAAACGTACCCAACATCAATTGTGGCTGATCTGGGTCCCAGCATTCAGGGCAAACCAATAACTCATATTTGCGCTGTTTAATAATTTCAGTTTTAAGATTCTTCAATCTAAACTGTTGACCACAGCGGTCACATTCAGCAATCGCTATTTTGCCGGATGCAAAACGATTACCCATCAGTAACCTCCGCCGCTTCCAATAAACATCTGCCTAGGAACAAACCGAACTGCGGCCTTTTCCCGATCTTCACCAGCGGCAATTTCAAACGTTTCGTTATAAATTTGTTTGAGCATTTCAATGCGCGGCATTAACTCAGGTACTTTGATGGCAATGTGATACGCCAAGCCAGCTACCAAACAAGGTAAGAAACGGAAATTCATATCGGCTGTTTCAACACCGGCGCCGGCGTCTTGCACTCTACGCAACCGGTAGTAAACAAATTGGTAAGATGTACTGTTGTCGGGCGTAGGCCATACAGTAACGGCTGGAAGTTGGGGAACATAAACGGCGGTGCTAGTTATATGCGTAGCCGCTGTAGTGTTATTTTGCCCACGGAACACACCACCCAGGACATTCCCTGTGATGTATGTGTAGTAGATATCTTCTGAATCTAAACGGATAAACCCAGATCCGGCTAACCCAACCACCGTGTTAAGCGTGATCGTTGTGGCTGTTGCGGTAATCGCACCATCAAGCACAGAGCTTGTAGGATTTGTCTCCCCAGATAACCGCTGAATCCATACCTGAATCGGTCGCGCCTGTTGTAGCTTGTTTGGTATTGTTGCATAGGTAGAAACACTAATGCGGGTAATAGTCAAATCCGCCTGGGTAGATGCTGTGTTGGAGCCCGTGCGGATTACATGCTCTAGCAAATCAATCGTGTCTGTGGGTAGGGCATATGTAGCTAGACCAGGCGTCAGGTTAATAACGCCCTGCTCCATCGTCCACATGTTGATACCTTTAGACTGCCACTCAATGGTCATTAGGTTCATAGACCTACGTGCTGTACGCAAGTCATAACCAGACCTCATCTCCCGGCCCGCACGCTCCCATGCCTCTTCAGCGATTTCCGTAAAGTCCATATTGAAAAGCGTAGAGCCGGTAGTGGTCATTTTTTAGCAGTCTTTGCAGATTGAACAAAAGCATTAGCAGTAGGAGCACCTTTAGCTCCAGGCGTACGCATCTTTTCTTTAGACCCAGCGGCTATCCGTTTACGTTTAGCGTTAATGTTGGCATACAAACCAGCAGGGCCGCCCTCAGCATATTGCGTAAAGTCAGTATTGTCCCGACGCGCCTTCTTTGTACCCTTGGGCATTTTGCTGGGAAGAACGGCTCCCATTCCACGACTTGCCATCATTTTGAATTCCCTTTAGTTTTCTTAGCTAAAAACAATTTATCAACCATCTCTATCCGTTGAGGTTTGGTTGTAACTTTATTAATAATGCTTAGACGTTTGGGTTTTGCTGCCTCATAAAATCCAGCTTTTTTTAAAGACTTAACTACTGAAGTTTTTGAGGTTGCCATATCAGCACATTCCACCATTTTTCATGGCAATCATAGTGCCTTTGGTTTTACCTTTTGTGGCACAACCATCAGCACGCTTGGAAGCAGAGCCACCAGAAGAAAACTTACGGGGGGCAGACTTTCCGTCAATGTCTTGAGGTACAGGCATGCCTTCACGGAATACCGAGTCTTTTGGTGCGGGCTTTTTTGGCGTAGGCTTTTTTGGCGTAGGCTTTTTAGCCGATGGAACACCTTCTGGATCAGTCGGTGGTTTACCCATTTCGGCAGTATAAATACCGCCGTCGTTAAAACGTTTCATGATAGCTCCTTAGCAAGGCATGCCGCCCATGTTCATTTTAATCATCTTGCCTTTGGTTTTGCCTTTAGTAGCAATACCATTAGCGGAAGCGCGGAAGGTGCCGCCTTTAGCCAGCTTGGTCATGGATTCACCTTTGTGCAAACGGCCTTCGTGTTTGTTCACGGCCTTTTGCATCATGGTTTTATCCATCTTGACATCTTTGTGGGCCATGCCGCCTTTAGCCATTTTGCCTTTGCCGTCAGCCGCAAAGTCAGGAACCATCTTCCCGCCTTTGTTGACCATAGTCATACCGCCGTCTGCATAGCCACCCATGTTCATCTTTTTCATATCGTCACCTTTAGAAAATTTCTTGCCTTTATCGGCAGTTACAAAATCTTTACCCACTGACATGGGTACGCCTGCTTTCTTGGCAAACGATGGCGAATGTGCAATCGCGGCCATGAAATTGTGTTGAGCTTTACTTTTGCTCGGCATCATTTCCCCGCTTGAAGAAGCTGGTCAATTTTTGCTTCAAGCTTGTTAAAGCGTTGGTCAATGTGGTTAGTAATTCTGTCAATTTCTGCTTGAGTAACGTTATCACGGGCAACCTCCTCGCGTGTTTTGTTCAACAGAATACTGATACGAGCCAGCTCCCTGAACTTTTCATTCATCATATAGCCTAATAGTCCAATCACTAATGACAGAACAGCAGACCAAGCGGTGTTTAAATCTAACAATTCCAAGCCCTCAATGCTTTATTGATCCGTGAATCTGGATCGTTGGCTGTCTTGGCAGAGGTTAGCTTCTTTTTCATGCCACTCATCCTTGCACAGAAAGAGTCGCGCCGTGAGCCGCCTTCCGGCTGGGGAGGTTTCAAGTTCATGCCTTGCGCTTTCGCGGAGGCCCGACCCTTGGCGTTCAAGCCGCCCTTCTCGGATTTGCCTTCTTTCCTCTGCCATGCTGGTGACTTAGCCATAGTAAATCTGCGTTGAGTCAATATTGGTCATCAAAGCATAAATGCCTTGAGTAGCTAATACTCCTTCACCCGGAATAATAGGCGCATTACTAAAAGTATCAGTACTGTCTATTTCGTAAGTCATCAACCAACGACCACCGCCACTTACATACGAAGCCGCAGTAGAAGTGATTGTTCCGGTGTTAATGTCTGTTAGCGTAAATGTGCTTGACGAAGCAACAGTGATAACATAGTTGCCATCTGTTGCAGACTGACTTGTATTGCTGTCAAAGTGAATACCAACAACATTGCCCGTAGACAGGCCGTGAGCAGTTTTTGTTACCGTTACAGTTGTACCAGAACGAGCGTATGTAACGCTAGAAGTTACTGGAACAGAAGCTGTATCAAACAACACTACAGTGCCATCCGTACCAGTACCAAAAAACGAAATGCCTTTAACGCGATTTCGTCCAAGAACAAAAAAACCACTTTGGTTTAAATGCCCTTGTTTAACGTCTGTTTGCATCATAATCAATCTCCTTTAAAAACGGGGCCGAAGCCCCTTGGGTTGATTAGGAATCTGCGAATGGTGTAGCAACAGTGCCGGAACCAATAACATTCCCGCTCACCATGTACTTGTCAGCAGCAACTGCCACGATTTGAACCCATGTGCCAGCAACACCGCCGGTTGTTGTACCGTTTAAGTTGATGAAGTCATTGGAAGAACCGTTAGCAGAGAAAGCAACCACAGCACCAGATGAGTCTGAATCAATAGAGATCACAGCGCCAACGTACAAATCGCTAGAGCCAGAAGTTGTACCAATCTTCAAAGAGCTTGTAGAGATGGTAGTAGGAACCCAGATCGTGTAAACAACACCTTCGTTGTTAGCTGTGCTTGGGTCTTGACCGGGGCCAGACGTTGTAGAGTTAGTTGAAACATTGATCGCAGGTAATGTCAAAGTGACTGCTGCTGCCAAAGAACCACCAACAGCAATAATGCGACCGCCGTGAGCTTCTGGGCTTAATGTGGTGCTTGTTGTGATGTCAACGACAGCCGCTGGGCCTTGTTGATAAATGCCGCCCAATGAACGAACTGGGCCTTGAAACGTAGTGCGTGCCATGATGTATTCCTTACATGCAAGTTGAGGTGTTCTGTCTGCATGTCGTCAGCCGGGACT